AAGGTGTTAAACCCTCATCAAATAAACCTGTTAAATTTTCCTCTTCATCATCTTTTTTTCCTGTTAAACCCTCATCAAATAAACCTATTAAATCAGTTCTTTGAAATGGATTTGAGATAGCATTTGCAGCTGCTAGTTCTTCCATTGATTTAAATGGAAATTGATTAGTTGTGCCTACAGGTACAACCTGAATTGTGCCATCAGGCTTTGTCACTATTTCAAAACCAGGAGTGTTAGACACAGTATTTATTTTATCTGGTTCTGCTGCACTTGCAGAACTAAAAGGATTTAAAGAACTAAGTAAACTTTTTTCAGGCACTTGTTGTTCCGCCTCAAAAACAGCTTTCATTTTTTCAAATTCTGGTTGAGAACTTAATAATATATTTTCTCTATCCGGGTTATATTGTTTACTAAATTGTTGATCATAATACATTTGTCCCATAGGACTTAGTTGACCATATAAATTTTTTGCAGTTACTTCAGCCATTATCTTCTACCGTCTGGTTGTGCGTCTAATCTTAGTGTGCCATATCTCCAGGTTTCACCTGTGCCATCGTTTTCTATCTTGACAGACAATAATCTACCTCGAGCTCGGGTATCTATCTTATCAGTTGCTGCGGTAACTGTAAAGGGTCCAAGTGGAGAACTAACAGCTACGTCGTCTGGATAAGAACTTACAAATAAAGTAATCTGCGCATCTCCTATTTGATATTTAAAATCAGGTATAAATCGTCTAACAGCCATAAAGAATTCACCATCTCCTCTGTAATCTGCAACACCTGTTTGTTGACCAAGAGCACTACGTCTAGAGGTAATATCCCAATCTCCAGACCTTATAAACGCAGGGATAGCTGTAGTTGCAACGCTATTAACTTGATCTGTACCAACCTCATGTTCATAGTAAAGGCTAGATCCATATTTATTAGTGATACCAAGAATATCAGGAAACACTGGTGTTGCGCTATCATCATAATCGGTTGCATAAGGATTATCAAATACACCTTGATCTGCATACGTCGTTCTATCTAGTGATGACGTTGTCCAACAGTTTTCAGAATAATTATAAGTTACACATCTATCGATTTGCGTAGATCCAGCTTTTGGATAAAACCAATTTACTTCTGTATATAAATTATTTGATCCTGCAAATACAACATCACTTGCATTAAAGTTTAATCCAAGATTAGTGCCGTCTGTGCTAAATACAAAATCTTCTACAAGACAAGGTAATGATTTTACTGTACCATCAAATGCAAAGAATCCACCTTGAGAACCCATCCAAAATACAATACCATTAACGTAGGTAGCTGCATGCTGACTCATACATCCACAGTTTGTACCAACCTGTCTAACACTAAATGTAAATGGTGGACCAACAAATTGAATAACATAAGCTGCGTTATCTGTTATGACAAAAACATAATCTTTACCTTGAAGTGCAGCTCTTATTTCATTACCTGTATCTAATCTAAATGTACCAGCAGTGTTTGTAGCTGTTGGTGTATAGGTATTTAAATCTTCTTGATTAGAAAATCTTACAAACATGGGATCTTGTGTACTAGTATCACCTATAGTTGTCTCTGTTCCAAAGTGAAATAAATGTCTGTCTCTATCAGATACTAAAGTAAATCTAGTGGCTGTAGGATTATTGGTAGTTGCAAAATTACTTGTAGACTTTGAAGCTCTAATTTCTCTAGGGTTTGTTGCGCCTGCATTCCATGTAAAAGTTTCACCGTTAAATACAGTTGCAACTAATACTTGACCAAAGTTATCAAGACTCCAGTTTCCTGGATCCAGTACCACAGAACTTGTTGATCGTTCCGTGCCCCAAGTTTCAACGTTCCAAGTAGATGTACCCCAACCATAACCTGTAGTTTGTGTTGTTGGTCCAACTATAACATAAGGATTAACAGTGACAGCACCTGCCGCTGTCATACCAGACCCTGTCTCAACTGTTGCTGCTTGAACAGTAAACTTGTCTACGTCAGGCACAGTTAAAATTTCGTATACTTTTTGTAAGTCTGCAGCTGTATAACCACTAGCTCCTGTTACAGTTACGCCAGATAAGGTTACATATCTTCCAACTAATAATCCATGTGATCCTTTATTAATAGTTATAGTGCTAGATCCATTAACAGTTGTTAAAGTTCCGCCAGTGATTGCAGTATCTAAAGGTGTAATGTCATAAAAGTCATTACCATAATATAAAAATAAACCTTGTGATGTTCCAATGGCTGAATATTTTTCACCTGCAAAACTAGAGAAAGCTACTTGTGCTCTGCCAGCCCCGGGTAAAGATTTACCCCCAGCTGTTAATTGTAACCAACCACCTATTTTTTCAGGTAATCCATATCTAAATCTAACAAAATCACCATCTGTCCATTGGCCTTCGGCCCCTGATTCTGTGTCTTGTTTGTTAAAACCTGGCTTGAAATTTAATTTTTGTAGCATATAGTAGCTTATATAACACTTATTTAAAATATGAAAGACAGATTATAATGGAAAAAACGGTAAATATCACTAACTTTATTGGTGTATATGATAACTACATTACTGAACAAGAATGTAACAAAGCTATTAAACTATATGAAGAACAAAATAAATTTAATAATACAATAAATAGGATAGGTGGAGAATCAGCGTCTATTTTACAAAAACAAGATCAACAATTTTTTGCAGTGCCTAAAAATTTAAATATTTGGTGGGAATCTTTAAAACCCATGATGGTTAATTTTGATTTAGCATGGAATCATTATGTTCAAAACACTGGAGCAAATGATGCTTACGGAGTTCCTTTTTATTTTACAGATTTAAAAATACAAAAAACTTTACCTACAGAAGGCTATCATGTTTGGCACCTTGAACATGGTAAAGGATTCGATCTAGAACCTCGTGCTTTTGTATTTTCTATATATTTAAATGATGTTGAAGAAGGTGGTGAAACAGAATTTTTACATTTCTCTAAAAGAGTAAAACCTAAAAAAGGTAGAATAGTTATTTGGCCTGCAGGTTTTCCATACGTGCATAGAGGTAATCCGCCTTTATCAGGTGAAAAATATATTCTTACTTCTTGGATGTTGTTACGATGAGTAAGAAGTAGGTCTTGAACCTAATCTAGCAATTTTATCAGATTCACTTTCACCTTCGACATTATCGTTGTCCCAATTAGATTGTAATTGAGTTAAGTGAGCGGAATCCCATTTAGTAGTAAAGTCTGAAAAATCACCTAAATTAGCAGCTTCCCAAGTAGAGTGTGGAGTTTCATCTCTGTATTCCACAGTATCACTTGGATTAGAAGTTCCATATTGAATGGCCCAAATATTTGACCATTTAGATAATCCCCAAAAATCATTATCATTAATTGTGTATCCAGTTCCAGCGGCATCTCCACTTTGTTTAATAACAAGTTTATCTTCAAATACTACTGTCCATTGTGCGTTAGTTGCCATAATTTTTCTCCTAAGTCTTAATAATATATATCACAGTTAAATAAGGTTGCAATACTGAAGTTGCATCACCTGAAAAAGTTGCACTCATATTGTGTTGGTGTCCCGTCCCTGAACCTGTACTACCTGTGCTTCCAGCGCCTGCTGTAAAATTACCATTAGGTAATCCTACTAATGAGCCCCCGGGTTTTATAACGCTAGCGTGTGAGTGAGAAGCAAGTTGTGCTGTTGATAAAGTTGCATTCGCAGTAGAACCACCAACGTTACCAGTTGAAGCTACAGTATTTGCTCCGCCAGTTGACGCCAACGCTTTGTTGTTAGATTTTCCTACAGGTACATTATCTTGAAAATCAGGAACGTTAAAAGTTGATGAACCATCACCTGCACCGTAAGTTGTACCTACGATTGTAAATAATGCAGCATAAGTAGATCTTGAAACAGCTGCACCATTACATTCTAAAAAACCCGTTGGCACAGATGAATCTGACCACGGAACAATAGTAGCTGTAGGAATTCCTTCAATACCTGTAAGGTTTGCTCCTGAAAAATCGTATTTTGTTGCTTCGTAATTAGACATTCTTTTTTCCTATGTTTTAATAATATATATTAAAGTTAAATAAGGTTGTAAAACTGAAGTTGCATCACCTGAAAAAGTAGCACTCATGTTGTGTTGGTGTCCCGACCCTGAACCTGTGCTACCTGTGCTTCCAGGATTACCAAGTGGTTGATTAGGAAATGGGTTACCTGAGTCTAGCCTTGTATTCCCGGAGCTATAACCGCCAGGGTGTGAATGTGAAGCAAGTTGTGCTGTTGATAAAGTTGCATTAGCTGTGGAACCACCAATATTTCCAGTTGCAGTTACTGTGTTTGCTCCACCAGTTGAAGCTAAGGCTTTGTTGTTAGATTTTCCTATTACAACTTCATCTTGTAAATCAGGTACAAGAAAAGTTGATGAACCATCACCAGCTCCATAAGTTGTACCTATGATTGCAAATAATGCAGAGTATGTAGATCTTGAAACTGCTTGACCATTACATTCTAAGAAACCTGCCGGCACAGATGAATCAGTCCACGGAACTACAGTTGCTGTTGGGATTCCTTCAATACCTGTAAGGTTTCCACCATCAAAATCGTATTTTGTTGCTTCATAATTAGACATAGGTTATTTCTCCCTATAAGTCCAACCAGTAGTAGCATCTCCTGAATAAACTAAACTAAAGCCCGCACCTTGTGTATTAACAACTAGGTCTGAAGCTGCGTTAGCTATGTTTGAACTATTTCTACCAACAGTTAGAGCATTTGTATTAAAATCATAACCTTGGTCCATAAATGAAACCTCATCTCCTATGCTTGGTGATGCAGGTAGAGTAATTGTAACTGCTCCACCATTTGTGTTCACTAAAAGTTGAGCACCAGCTTGAACTGTTTCAGCTGCTGAAACTGCTCTCCAGTTTCTTTGCTCATGAAGTTTTACTACATTAGTTCCATCAGAATATAATACGTAATTATTTCCTTCAGCTAAAAGCACACCTGTACCTGACGATGTTTTAAAAGTTAAAGTATAACCTGCATGGTCACATGCATTTTGTACGTTATAAACTTTTTCAATTGAATCTGGAATACTAACAGTTCTGTTAGCCGATAGTGTACCTGTTAATTTAATAACATCATTTTTACCATTCGATAAAGCACCATTTGTAAAAGTTAAAGATCTATTAGCGTTAGTTAAATTGAAAGTTGTAAAGCCACCGATAGCTTGTTCTAAAATAAGTAAGTTTGTATTTGTAATTTGACCCCAAGTTCCCGAGTTTTCACCGGTTGCTTGTACTGTAAGTTTTAGGTTAGCAGATGTAGAATTCGCCATTTTTTAATTCCTTATACGTTCATTTTATTAAAAATATGAGTTTCTGTCAAACTCATTATGCAG